TCCTAACAACAAAATGAATATCAGTTTGACTTAAAAGCTTATTTAATTTTTCAAGATTTTTTTGTGTACCAGATTTCATAAACCTAAGACAACCCTTTCTTGACACTCTTCGACACAATCATTACAAACCCATAATTCTCTAACTGGATTTTGATCTTCGCCAGTGGTTTCTTCCCCGCAATTATCACATTTCATAAAAGCTGGTTTCTTGTTTGCATTTTTACCAAACTTCATTTTTTCTCCTTTACTAACCATAACAAGAGTTTATCCTAATAATATATATTTATCAAATATATATAAAAAATATATTTAACAATGAATTGCTTTTTATACTAATATGATGAAGAATTGGTTATTGGTTAGAGATAAAGGAGTTGTATGACAAATTTAAACCTAGATTTTAACCTAGATGTTGAAGTCGAAAAACATAACGATAAGAACGAGATCCTTAAAGCGATTAGATCTTATCCAAGCGGACATCACGAGATACTAGAACTATTTGAAGCACTAAATGGTGCGATAGTTAAAGCTTATGTCGAGATCGCAGAAAAAAACACTATACAATTCGCTGAAAGATTGGCGAAAGAGCCGGACAATAGACAAATTCTTGCGGAAGGATTCGTTGAAGTCGGTAAACAACGTGGTGTTATGATATTTGGTAAAGTTTTAGATAACTTTATTAAAGAAACGTTAAAAAAACTTGACCGCCTAGAAATCGAACACGATATGGCGATCAGTGGAACAAGTGAAAAGCCGTTTTAATGACTTATAACTATATGTCACAAGCGGATTTTATTTGGTTGGCTCTTAACCTTTGTAAATGGTTTGCCCTTATCCTTATCCCCCTTGCTGTATTCGAGTACGTATATGAAAAGCATAATAAGGAAATTATCCTTTACAAAGGTAAGAGCATTTTGCAATTATTAGAATATGCTGATAATCAATTAGCTGTTTACGGCGAAATAGATTTCAGTAAAATAAAGCAAGACACTAGGTAATCCTAGTGTGAGTGAAGTTTGGTCTTACAACTCCGCATTGTAAGATACTAACCTATTCCACGCCGAGCTTCACTCACAGTGGGATAACCACTAATAAAAGACAGAGGTAAGTTATGACTTTTATAAAAGAGCCGAAGATTACGACTGATGAGGGTAAAGTTCTTGCAATACTTAAAGATAATGAGTGGGTTTGCGGTACACATTTTCAGCAGGGTAATAATCGGTTTCAAGCTTTTATTCCTACTTACGCCCAAAGGGTTAGCGATCTAAAGAAGCGTGGGTATGATATTGAAAAAGCTAATTGTAATAAACATAATCACAAAGGAAACGTGGCTATGTATAGAATAAAAATAGTAATAAAACAAATGGAGTTATTATGAATATAGAGATAATGGTATCAGTTGCTTATAAAGGAGCAGTTGATTTAGCAAGTAATGGGATAATTAAAGCTAATGAAATAGATCAATGCACAAAAAAACATTTGGACATTTTAATTGGCTTGGTGGAATCTAAGAGCGATTTAGATACTGGAAGTAAAAAACAATACTCCGGTGGATTTACCAAAGGTAAACCTACTGAAAACCAACTAGGATTATTGAAAAAACTTGCATCAGAAGTAGGCGAGAATTTAGATCTCGATAAATTAACTTTTGATGAAGCTTCAGCCAATATAAAAAGACTATTAGATAATAAGAAAAATCCAAAACAAGCTAGTGAAAAACAAATGGAGGAAACTGGAACACCATTTTAAATGGATTCAGTCACTAACGAGGAAGCCTCTGGAAAAAAACGAGTTGAAAAAAAACCAGAGGCGACCTCGACCATTGAAAATCAAATATATTTTTCTATTATACCGGAGTGGATAATAGATTGCGACATACCAGCACAAAGTAAAGTACTTTATGCAATCTTACAAAGGTATGCAGATAAAAATACTGGCGAGTGTTATCCGAGTATTGCAACAATATCAAAGCGTATGCGAGTAAGTGAAAGCACAGTTAAGAGATCTATGACACATTTAATAACAATTGGGGCTTTAAAGAAAGAAGCTAGATACGATATTGAAACAGGCGAACAAACAAGCAACTTATATACTGTTATTCAAGCACCGCCGGTCACGAGTGAACTGCCCCCTAGTTCGCCTACGACCTACAAACCAAAGTCAATTAACCAAAGAAAAGATATTGGAAAAGTAATTTTTGTAAAATTGACAGAAGCAATTGGTAGAACACCTGTCACTAAATCCGACAGAGCCGGTTGGAATAAAGTTGTTAAAGAATTAAAAGAAGCTGAAATAAATCCAGATGACATACCAAAAGTCGTTGATACATACAAAGAATATTATAAAGGTATGACTTTATCGCCTTATGCTATTGCTAAACATTGGTCTTTAATGCTACAAATTTATGAAGAAACTAAACCAAAAGAGCCTTACAACTGCGAAAAATCCGGTCATAAATGGCGAGATCTAGGCGTTATTTTTTATTGTCCACACTGTACCGCAGAAAAATCTAAGTAATTAATCTTCCTCTATGTATCCGAAATTTTTAAGTATTTCATAACAAACGTTTTCAGCATCATCTAATTGGAAAGCCATTATTCCATTTTCAGTGCCGTCTGGCATAGCGACATATACAAATGGTTTGCTTAAAGATCCTATTGCTTTGTGGTTTGTATCGCTTTGTAATTTTGCTTTATTAAATAATTTGTTTAATGGCTCAACTTGTTTTCCTGCTTTGACTTCAAACCTTAAACCGCTTAACCAATTTTCTTCGTGAGCATCTGCTCCGTGGAATCTATTGTCTTGTATTTTTAATTTTTTCTTTACTAAATTTTGTTTTCTTCTACCTTTGGATCTATTACGGCGATTAATACAAGTTCTACATTTACATTTTGTTTTAACTATATTCGAATTTGGACAGTTTCCAGCCATACGTTTTTTAGAATTAGGTTGCCCCATACCCTGCATACCAGCATATTTTTTTTGTTTATATTCTGCGTATGTTTCGTTGGCTTCCCACTCAACTTGTTGTTTCAAATTTTTCTTCCATAAATTTTTTAACAACCCCAGTATTATCTTTTACAAGTTTACGTTCTGCTATTTCTGCTTTCTTTAGTTCTTCTTCTTCCATAGAATCACACATAGCCATATTCTCTCTGTAATAACATACAACAGATATTCTTTCAGCATCTGGACTTTTCATTTCGAGTTTGGTATTTCCGTGCCACTCGTGAGCATTAAAAATTAATAAATCTCTATGTCCTACATTAAAAGCAATTCTGTATTCTGGTAAAGTCAAATACCCTCCTTCATAATCGCCTTTCTTAATCACTGCTAGTGTAGAAATACCCTCATCAAGATCGCCCTTATCAGTGTGAACGCCGGTTGGATAAGAATTATTAACAGTAATTGTTGTGAACGGAGTATTTGGTATTACCCAATCTGGATGTGTTTTATTAACAAATTCCATTTGTGCATTGTATCTTTTAGGTGCAACTCTTTGCATTTCTTTACCAATAAATTGAAACAAAGGAAAAAGCTCTTGGTATTGATCTACTTCATTACCACTCCAAGCAGTAAGTCTGCAATAAGGTGTATTGTTTTTAGGATCGAATCCACCAATTGTTGTAGAAGCTATTGGTTTTACAGTGCTAGATCTAGTCCCGCCGGTCTGCCTTTTGTATTGTGGTAAGCCACTGGCGAGTGTTCTATTATTGGTTTGATATTTCTTTAGACTCGATAAAACAGGGTAAGTATTTTCAACTATGTCTTCCGGAATAACGTTCCTTTGATACACCGCCAGTATCTCACCATTAATTGCTCGAACTGTTGTGTCTTTATGAATTAATAAATTATAATCTTCATCGGTTAATATCTTTCCGACTTTCTGTTTAAGTTCTTCCTCACTTATCTTCGATCTCAGTCTTATTTCTATCATATTGTATTATACCAAAAATTCTTTAACTTCAATTGTTAAATCCTCTACACTTTTCTCTATGTATAAAGTATCTTCAATATACCCACAATTTAAGATATAAGCATTATATTTTTCGGCTAAATTTTTATGCTTTGATAATCTACCTTTTTGCCAAGTTATATTTTGCTTTGAAACCTTATTCATACTGGCTCTTGTTTCATTCCTTTTAAGTCTTAAATCTTCATCAAGATCTAAATATATAACGTGCAATTCGCCATAATTTAAACACATATCAAAGAAAGTTGAATTTGCTAATCTGTCGCCCTCTGCTAAAACATACTTGACTCTTTTTCTTGAAAACTTTTTATATAAATCCTCACAATGATTAATTGCAGTAAAGCTTAAAGTATCTGTTCCTCCATAAACTGGTGCGTCCTTTCCTAAGACAATATTGTATTCGTTCTCTTTATTCGTAAGATCTTTGAAAACTCTGTATGCTATTGGCTTTGATACATTTTCCATAAATAACCACTCTTGATGTATATTTTTCATTAATGTTGTTTTTCCAGTCGCCGGTGCTCCAATAAAGTAAATTGTATTTATCATAAGCTATTAATCCATTGTGCAATAAGATCTGGTGCAAGAGCATATCCTGTTCTGTGTAAACCGCCTATGCTTGTATAAGGATTTCCAAGTTGTGGGGTAATAGGTTTCTTATCTTCTGTTTGTGTTCTTATACCCATATTTAATTCCCAGTCATAAACCTTTGAAACTAATTTAAGATCCTCACACAACTCTTTCATTTTGTATATTTCTTCAACGCACTTTTCTTTGTTTTTACTAATACTAGAGCCAATCCTAATTAATCCGTCACTTTCTACAATATGCACACTATGATATGGTCTAATGTGATGAATCCTAAAGGGCATAAAATTAGCTTTTGCTTTCTTAGATACTAAGGTTGCTCCGTAAAAATGTTTTAGATCTTTTCTTAAACTAACACCGGTGGCGTTAAGTATTGCATCGTAATCATTTTTTAACATATCCAAGTAAGGTACAATCCCAACTATATCTGGATCTTCAAGAACGCTAATTGGTTTTACAAGCCACCAATCTTCTTGTTCTTTTGTCTTTGTAGGATCTTTCCAATTACTAACAGTCGCTATTTTAGTTATTGTGGCGTTCCATTGTTTATACCAAGCCCAAGATCTATCTATGCTAACTCTTTCTGCTTTGTTAAACCAGCTTGGGCGTATAGAAGCTAAAGCAGATTTCGAAGCAGAATTAGAATTAGATGAAATAATTGTTGGCTCGTGTCCATATTCTAAAGCAATTTTTTTTGCACTAGATCCACAAATACCATTACCAAGTATTGCTATTTTCATACAATATACCTTTGTTGTGCTTTTGGTAATTCAGCAGACTGTTGTTTATCAATATCCCAATAACAAAATGGTAATCCAGTCTTACTTAATCCGTGCCAAGTAAAACCTAGTTTTTCATAAAATTTAATTGCTGGTTTATTGGCGAAAAATCTAAAATACTTTACATTATTTTCTTGCATATCTTTAAAAATAATACTTATCATTAAACTTCCTAAACCCTCGCCACGAGCAGTTTCTAGTGTAAAGAAGTGTCTTAAAGTGCAGTGTCTAGGATCTCTTTTTGTATAGCTAATAAAGGCATAACATTTTTTATTAAGACCAAATACTTTGGCGGAATCCTTATTCCATTGTTTTTCTCTATCCCAATCATACAAAGCACTTTTCAAATGATGCATTGTGCTTTTACTACCTTTGTATTCCCAGTCTTTAATATGTATTTTTAAAGCTTGGATTTCACTTCGTGATACTTTCTTGTTTAATAACATACTCTTTTTTCTTTTCTTTTCTTACTCCAGTCCAGCCGTTTAGCTCTCCAAGATATTCATTTGGTATAGTTTTTTTTCTACCTTCAAAAGCTAAATCTGTGTAAATACTTTTTGTGTTTAATAGATCTTCTTGCATATGGTCTATGTCAATACCAGAGTAATATTTACCTTTAGTCATACTATTAAAGTCACATAAGCTAGTTTCCGCTGTTTCAATACTTACTTTTAATCCCTGATTTTCCATATATCTGACTAAATTATCGCTAATTTTATCCAATACTTGTATATCTTTTTCCGAATTGCCTTTTGGTAAATTACGAATTAAAAGCTCTAAACCTTTACGAGATCCGCTTGAGTGAGCGTGTCCCATATCCGTAGCTTGTAAATTAAGACCATTTACTTTCCATAAAACTTCGCCTGTCTTATACGAAGCCCAACGCCCATTACCCCATATTGTATTTAATTTATCTTGTAAAATACCCCAATTCATTTTCGGGTGTTCACAAAAATCATTTGTTAAAAAATTTTCATAGCCGTCATACCACCAATAAATATCAACTAAATTAGTTAAATGCCTTTCTAAATTTCTTGGTTGTCTATGATTTCTTCTTTCAGTTGCACACGGAAGTTTAAGTAAATCGTGTGGAATCTCTGGTGTTGGGTATTTTTCAAATACTAATAAAGCAGATCCAATATTGTAATAAGCAACATATAAGAAAGTTAACCAAATACTTTCTTCAAGTTTAATATTTTCTTTTTCAATAATATATTTAAGCACTGGGTATATTGGATCTATGTCCTTACTATACTCTTGGACTTCGTGAAACTTTAAATAATTATTAAGTATCTCTTTTGAATATACGCTTGAAAGCATTATCTTTTATTTCTTCGAACTCTGTATCAATGTCATCAAAATCTTCATCTTCAAAATGTTGTTTATGAAAAAACTCAACTGCAACGTATATTGAATCTGCTTTCTTTTGCCCTAGTTTTTCTGAAATTTCAGATACCATTTCTACAAAAGTTTCGTATTTAGATTCTTTGTAATGTAGCATTACATCACGTAATCTTTCGCCACCTCTTGCTTCTTTATTAGAAGTTTCAGTTGCTATGTAATTGTTTTTAAGTTTTTCAATCTCATCATCTTCTAAGGCATAACCACCTTCAAATTGTTCGAAGTCAGTAATTATTGGAGCATCGCCTAGTGTGGATAATAGATCATCAACTTCATCAGCGTTAAACCCTGTACCGATTAATTCGCCGTCTGTCATTAATTCATCAAGTAAATTGGTCAATTGTTCAACATTGTATTCGCTATTATCTGATAACTTATTGTCTGCAAGAACTATTTTCTTTTCAGCTAAAGGATCTACTTCAATAAAATTTACGTTGCAAGTTTCATAACCTAGCTCTTTCATAGCTTTTAACGTATGATTACCAACTAAAACGTGCATTGTTTTTCTATTAACAATTAAAGGTTTGTATTGTAAGTTTTCTACCAATGATTTTTTAATTTCAGCTACATTTCCAACTCTTGGATTATCTGGAAATTCAACTAAATCATTGACTGAAACTTGTTCTAGACTTATATCCATAAAAACTCCTATTTTTATTTTCATTATACCAGCATTTTTTACTACTGTTCCAATGTTTCCAGCCGTCATTATAAATTAACCAACGTGCTACTTTAGTTGATAATAAAGGATCGAATCTGTCGCCGGTAAATTTTAACTTACCTTTTAGCCACGCCCAAGTATTATCATTAAATTGCCATAAACCTTTGTCATAAGTGCCGTCTTTGTTTTTTCCAACTGCATTAATTTTGCCTCTGCTTTCGCAATATATTATTCTTAAAGCTTTAATTTGGTCTTCTTTAGTTAGAAAATGCTCTTGTATTAAGGGTATATGTTGTGATACGAAACTTACTTGCTGTTCAGCAAGTCTGCATTCTCTATATTCGATTAACGAATTAGGCGTTAGAGTTAGTGGTATAACGCACACTATTAATAGGTTTGAAATCAACTTCTGTTTCACTCGGTTTTATCCGAGTTATTCCTTTCGGTAATTCGTAAAAACCTATTTTATTATCCTCGCCCATACATAGCAACATTGGTTGCGAATCTGTATATTCAATTCCAACTATCTTCATAAAGATCTATATAATTATAACATATATATTTTATTTAGAGTATTTTTAAATTATCCCAACCACTTTTACTAATTGTCATTGTTAATACCCCACGATCCGTAGAATATCCAGTCTTTTCTTCAAATTCAAATGAAGCATCTAAACTAGGTGCTTGAAACCAAGTTCTTCCTGCCTGTTGTACGCTTCTAAAATGATGATAATGACCGCTATATAATATCTCACAAGAGCCTAAAGGTTTCCAACCAAACATTTGCCCTTTCCAAAGCTTCTCAATTTTTGTCCAAGTATCGCCAGATCCAGAGCCTAAATGTCCGTGAGTAAAGCCACAACGAATACCTTTAATGTCTAACGTTAAGTGAAAGCTATCTGGAACAACTGTTTTAACCTTTTTGTATCTAGGATTATTACTCATTATTTCGCCTACAATTTGAATACAATTTGTGTCTTCATTATCTAATCTCGAAGTGACAACTTCCCCTTTTCCTGTTCTATTTTCGCCGTGATTTCCTGCAACGCCCCCTAAATATATACGATTTGCTAATGGTAAAAAACTATCAACTATTTCTAAAATCATTTTTCTAGTCAAGTGAGCTTGTTCAGATCTATTCAATTCAACATTGAAAGCTTGTTGCGGAAAGAAGCCAAAACAATTTTCTATAAGATCCCCAAGACCAATAATATAAATCTCATCTATTTCGACACCGGTATTATTTAGGGTTTTTATTCTTTTCTTAGATTGTTCAATAGAATCTTTAATTAGTTGTATAGTATTTAAAGTTCCATAATCCTTTTTTCCTATTTGCCAGTCCGCCATTAAATATAAAAATGCATTATTACCCTTAATTGTTTTTTTCTTTAAGGGTTTTTTAGCTTTGATTTCTTTTAATAATGTTTTGTAGTAAATATCGTGATGTGGATTAATCTTCCTTACTTCAAACTTATAAGCGTATAGATCTGCTACTTCACCACCTTTTAATTGTGTTTGCCAAGTAGAGTATTTAACTGTGTCATTTACTACTTCGTATTCATTAGGATCGAAGCCGTTATGTCTTAATATTGTATCAAAAGTAGTATCTTTATCTCTTACAACGGCAGTGACATTAGCATTTTTGCTCTTGTTATCATAAGAAACTTGGGGCTTCCACCCACTTGGATAGTAATTATTACCTAAATCCTCATTGTGTGGGATCTCTTGCTTATTAGCAACTAATTTTCTTAATTCATCTGTCAATACGCAGACCTGTTATGCCAAGTATAGCGATAAATTAAATAAATCTCACTTTTAAAAATTAAGTTTGGATAATATAGAAATAATAAATACTTCAAATTATCCATAATTTGATTTCTTTATTAAATAACTATAGTAATTAGCTAGGTGTGAACTTCCCGTCCACATCTAGCTTTTTACATTAATACAGTAATTAAAGTTGCAATAGATATACCTGCAATAATCCAGCCGTATATTTCTTGTCTTGTTGGTCTTGTTGCTAAATCTTTTTGTATTTGGTCTAACTTTTCAAAAAGTTTTTCAATGTCTTTCATTACCATTTCAAGCATATCCTTTTGCGTATATCCGTTATTGTTGGACACAATGACTACTCCCATATTTGCAATTGCATATTTGCACAAAAGATCCGTCTTCTTTATGATATATTTTACACATCATCACAAATACAATTGTATGCACAATTGCTTTCACAAACGCCCATTAGTCTAACCAATCCCATTCTTTTAAATTTAAAATATCTCTTTCAAATTTATCCATTTTGTTAACTATAAACCATATCAAACGTACTAAAAAATACAAAGATACGATCCCCATAAATACTGTTTCCATAAAAACCTCCTAGTGATTATGACTTTGTTGCCATAAGTTTTGAATTTGTAGTGTATTATCCTCAACTTTCCACCAATCTTGGTTAATTAAATCTTGTTGAGTTTTAACTCGTTCTACTTGTTTTAATAAATCTTGCCATTCCCATTTCATTAAAGAATATTCCTGTGAATCTTGACTAGGATTATTCAAGTCAGAGATATATCTATTTTGGAAGTCATCAACTTTCCACTCTAGATCTCTTACTTCTTGTTCTAAATTTTGATAATTAGCGTCTAAATACGCGACTCTTTCTTCTAAATATTCTGCGTTATAAGCAACTTGCTCTAATTGATAAATTTTTTCATACAAAATAGCTATTTGATTATTTATTTCATTATCAGCAACTAATTCTTCTAGGTTAGAAACTCTAGCGTCGATAGTAGTAAGCGTATCAACCATTCGACCAGCAGTGTTGATACCGCCAATAAGACCACCAACGATAGTAGCCCCACCAATAATGAGAGGAATATTCTTCCTAAGTTTATCAAGCAACTTATCCTCCGTTGCAACAACCAGATCCGCAACAATCCATTAGCCACCAACCTTAAATAATATTTCTCTTATAACTTCTTCTATTACCATTAAATTTTGATTAAATCCAGCAATAGAATCTTGATATGCTAATACTTGTGCTTTAAGAGTTGCAACTTCTTGTTGCATATCGTTTACAGTTTTAAATAACCAAGCAACTAGACCAGCTAGACCGCCCTGCAATATTTGATTTAGATTAACTGTTGCTTTCACTTTATCCTTTATTAACCGGTTGCCACTCTTCTAAGCCGTTTTGTAAAGCAGTAATACCAGCAACCATACCAGATACTAAAGCATTTTGTAATACATCAACTTCCATTAGACCTGTACCGCTTGCAATTAATACTCCTAAAAACGCTTGGATAAAAGTTCTTAATGTTCTAATGGCTACTTTTGTAGCCCACTCTTTGTTAAACACTTCACTCCTTTTGTGTGTTGTCATTGATAATACCACCTAATTGCTTCCGGTTATAATCTTTGCACAATTTATTTCCACAAATAAAAGATTGATTTGTTGAAACGTAAAGCAGATCCCTTTTGCATTTCGGACAATGTATTTTTATGTAAGCTCCTAAATAATATTTCTATTCTTTAAACTCGCTTTAATTGTTTTTATGTCGCCGGATATTTGTCCAAGTTTCGCCATTACAGAAGAAACCAAAACAACATCATCAGTCGCTTTGTTTGATATTTCTTTACCAAATTTGATTGTTGATATTTCGACTTCGACTTTCTCGCCGTCGTTCATAGCTTTAGCAACTTTATCGTAGAATTTTTTATAGGCATTACGACTAGATCCAATAAATCCGTCCTTAGACATATCTAGATCTTGCTGAGTATCGCCAAGAAGAATACAGCCTGCCGAATTTTCGTCGGTATTCCCACTATGAAAAAGCACCCACTTAAAGTTTGGTATTTCTTTTATTTCAAGCATTCCAAAATGGTCTTTTCCGTATCTAACTTTATACCTTTGGTGGAATCCACCCTCTTTACGATATTCTATTGGGTAAGTTCCTTCCGGAATTGCAGTTTCGCCATATACTTTGACTTCTCTTATTTCATCTTCAAGCGAATAACACTCGAACACATCATCAATAAATACAAGACCATTTGTTGCATCAACACCCATTTGTGTTCTAACAACTCTTATTTTCATTAGCTTGGTTTAGGATTATCGTCTTTAACTTTTTTAAGAGCTTTATACCATTCGCCAGTCTTATCGCCTTTACCTGCTGTCATATCGTGAAACAACATATCAAGTTGCTCTGGTAGAGCCGGATAGCTTTCTTGTCTAGCTCTAGCATAACCATTATTTTGCTCATCTAATTTAGTCTGTGCTAGATCTTCAATAGCTTGATCGTATTCAGCGTCAGTAAATTCTCTTGTTTCATCATTTACTTGTGCTTTCATTGGCTTACGAGCTTCTATCTCAGAAGTTGCTTCAATTCTAAATTCCTCTATTGTTTTCAATGCCATATTTATTTCCTTTCTTTACTATAACATAAAATATTTTCTTACACTCACTTCTTCAAACCATACAAACTGAACGTTCCGCTAGCTATGTCGCCACTTGAAAAAAAATATTGCACGCCGTCAATAGTACTTGCGACTGTGTAAAGTCCAGATCCTTGAAGTCCGTTAAGGTTTCCTGAATTATCTAAGAATACACTTTCAATAGTAAAGAAAGTAAATTCATTTGAATCACTAGCACGAAAAATATAATTTACTAAATTTACTTGTTCGCCTGTGTTTGTTCCAGTTAGATTACCCTGCAAGAATAAACTTGTTTCGTCTTCAGATGAAGAATTAGTTGTATCAGTATCGGCTCGTAATAATTTACCAGCGAAATCATAATTTGTAGAAGTTATTGGAGTTCCGCTTTCAGTCACTCTTAACGCCATAAACACACTATCACTATCCGGTATGCAATCCGAAATAACAACTTTATATACATCAAAGGTTGTGTCAATACCAGATAATGTCACGCTAGAGCTTCCACTTGCAGATACTTCATTAATTTTTACTAAAGATCCCGCCATTATAAAACTCCGTATATACTCGCTTTTGCATTTAAGAAATAATCAGTATTAGTGATAAAGAACTGTATTCCAATTATTTCTTCAGCAACTTTATGTACTGATACTGATTTAGTTGTTTTAATATTACCATTAAAAGCACTAACACTCGCACCCTGTAAAAATGTATAAGCACTACTGTCAGCTGGATTATAAATATAAATACCTGCTCCTAATCCTTCCGGCTTTTGATCGTAAGTTCCAAAAATATCTTGAATTGAACTTTCGTTTTGTCCTCTGTCTTGTGCATCTGTTGCGTGTGCGAACATTTGGAAACTTGCATTATCATACTCACTATCAGAAATTACATTTCCCCCACTATCAATTAATCTTATTTGTATTGTTTCAGAGTTTGTTGTAGATCCATCCATTTTAAGTAAAATTAAAAACCTACTATAAGCAGTCGTAAATAATTTGTCACTTGTTGTACCTAAATTCCAAGCAGAAGTTTGCGTATTATCTATTGTGTAGGATTCTACTAGCTGTAAATTAGTCATTATGAATACCTTACTCCATACATAGAAGCTACACCAGAGCAAGTTCCGGTGTTTGGAAAAATTAAATAACTATTATGCATTTCAGCAACCGGATAAATACCACCGCCAAAATTAAAAGCAGAAGTATTATTAGTTCGAGATGTGTAAGAACTATGTATTGTGATTTTGCTATATTTTGTACTATCGCCCATATCATATAAATAAGCATAACCAGTAAACCCTAAGCCGTCTGGACTGGTAGCCATTGTTCCTAAATTTGCGTGTTGGTGTGCCCACATTGAAGTTGATGAATAGCTTGCGAAAGTTCCGTCTGCTTCCCCACGATAATTTGCGTATTTATTATTAGAATCTTTATAAGAAGTCCCCTGTCCAAATCTTCCAAAAATACCAACATCGTGACTACCACTATGAAAATGATAAGTTAGAAAAAATACTTCGTATTTCTCAATTGGTAGATCTGAAAAACTTACTGTAGAAACAGAACTAAAAGAAACTGTTTCAATTAATTCAAGTTGTCCAAGATTAGTATATTTATCATCAATTGTAAGATCGTAAATATCTTTAAGGGTAAAAATACCTTTATTATTTCTAAAGCTCTGTTCTGGGCTTTCTGGTATATAGCCAAATTCACTCACGAAGCCACCACCTTATATAATGTAAAAACTCCAGTAATTGTGTCGCCTGAATTTTCAAAAAATTGTACTCCATTGTTTGCTTGATTAACAGTATGCACTCCACCTCCAAATTGTCCGAATAATACACTGCTTGTGCTATGTCTGTAATTAGCTTCGATCCTCATATAACTAGGGTGGCTTGAATCAGCGAATTGATAAAGGTATATTATTCCGTTAGCAACTTCTTGTGTACCTGTACCAATATTTCCAATACTAAAGGAAGAATTATTTTCGTTAGCACCATTGTTATAACCGGTATCTGTCCTAAAACTTCTAGTGGCGAAGTCATAATTAGAAGTAGAATCAGCAGAACTATCACTTGCTTTAGTGACTCTAAATCTTGGATTCTTCGTATCATTAGAAGTTGTTAGAGTATGGAAAGTCACAATGTGTGTAGAAGTATCATCAATACCGGTAAGTGTGACAGTAGCAGTTGGGCTTGTTATATTTTGAGTTGCGATCTGCACAATTTTACCTGCCATTAAGAATCAACTCTCATTCCAAAAGTTCTAATTGTTGCCGAAGTTATATTGTCAGTACCAGCATTTAGTTGAAAACCGGTAAGAGAACTTATTTCTTTTAAAACTGCTACGCCTTTAAAGGCTCTATCTTCGCTTCCAGAAAAACCAGCTCCTTCAAATTGATGCCAAGTATAACAATTATCTTTAAATGGGCTAAAAATATAAGCAGTTGAGCTACCACCAAACGCACCTGCAATTTGTCCAGTAAAAATATGGTTTTGACCTACAATTCTATTTTGATCGAATCCACTTTGCCTCATTCTTAACCAAGCTTGGTCGTAGATTGATGAGCTTATTACACTTCCACTTGAATTTATATACCTTAATTGCATATCAATAGAATTAACGTCAGAAGTTGCATTTCCCCAATGCACCATATAAATATCAAAGTCAGCACTAAAAACGTTCTCAACACTTACACTAGATACTGTACTGCTTACTGTGGTTTCGTTAATTAATCTCAAACTGCTACTCATAATTCTTTTACTCCAAATAATCTTGCAGTTCCACTTGTAAAAGCAGTAGCTCCAGTACCCTCTCCAATTCTTATTCCGTTAACAATTTCTGCTTGTCCGTAAGATCCACCGCCAAACTCTTGTGCATAAATAGTTCCCTGTAAGAAAGTGCATTGTGATGAAATTAAAGTGTACATTGATGAAACATTTGCATTGTAAACATAAAAATTACAATTAAATTCAGAGCTGGATAAAACGTCACCACCTAACCTAATTGAGCTTTGTGAATTACTTTTTCTTTCGCCTGAACTGTTGTTTGCATAAACTCTAAAATTAGTAAACGCATAGCTCGAAGTTTCATAAGAGCTTCCACTATCATTTGAAAATTTAATTCCAAACTCAGTTTGAGTGGTTGGTACACAATCAATTAATTGAATAAAATGTGTTTTATAATCAGAAAATTTATCAACAAAATCTATTGTGCTAGAACTAGCTGTTGATTCAGCAATAAACTCAAGAGATCCACTCCAACTTCCTTCTTTTGTAAGTCGTAATATTTCATTAGGCGTATATAAGCCTATATTGTTTTTTACATTATTTGGTTGCGTCCCAAAGTAAGCCATAAATTACTCCTTTAGGTTTGTCGCAAGAAAGATACGTTAAACTCTGCACTTGAAGAAGCAGAGCATAAACCCTGCAACTTATCGCCTGTTTCCAATGTAATTTTAGTTTGGATCTCAATTGTCGTTCCAAATGGTAATGACACATTATTAAGAATATGTCGTAAAGTTCCGCCAGACTTAGTGACACTTAAATCAACAGTCACATCGGCAGAACTAGAACTAACGTTTGAAAGCAAGATTCCAATTACAGTTTCGGTTGTTGAACTTGGTACTGCATCAATAATATCAGCAGAGCTAGTTGTTAATAGTCCCGAAACGCTATGTAAAGTATCAGCCATAATTTATCCTTTCTTAGCTTAACGCTAACACCAATCCAAGAGAAACGCCTCCAACTAAATTATTAATATCAGCGACTGTCGTTCTCTTTAAATTATTACTATCATCAGCGTCACCAAATAAAATAATGTCGCTTGTTGTCACTGTTCCAGCAGTTGCTTGTGCTGGTGCTATTACCAAAGTTGAAGAAAAAGCTCCGGAAGTTGCTGTCGCACCACCAGATAATCCAGATGTAGATGAAGTTGTTATTGTCACTCCGGTAATGTCGCCCTCGCCAATAAATGATACCCAACTAGATCCGTCATAAAATACTAATGTATTTGAATCCTTAAGGAATGAAAACATACCCTCACTTGGAGAGCTAATTGCAGAATCACGAGCTGTGCTATTAGCGAATACAGTAATAACTTGCTCTTGTATAAATGTATTGAAATCTGAAGCAGTTATCAGATCTCCTGTTGCATAAACTTTAAAACCGGCTCCAGCCATTTTATATAACTCCTTTAAGCATAAGCGAATCTCGTTCCCTCGCCTAACTTGGCTTGTCCCAAGATCCAAGCGGAAGATCCCGCTGGGCTTAGTGTAGCAGACCATCTCCAACTTTGCGAGGAAGCAGTGACACTGTGCTGTATGCTTTCTATTAATAATTCATCTTCAAGACTAGATCCGTCTGGATTAACAACTTTTACTTTAATTCTGTCGCCAAAATCACGACCTAGTGCTTGTGTCCATAATAGCGTATTTTCTCTAGGATTAACTACTAAATTATTAAACCTTACAATTGGTTGTGATGTTTCAGCAACTTTCTGTGAAATCAAAGAAGCGACATCTGTATCTGAAATATTTATTGTTGTAGTGGTATTATCAAAAGCTCCATAATTTAAAACGCTATCTGTGTCAGCTATGTATTGTGTTGTTCCGCCCTCTCTTGTCCACTCGTAAATATTTACTATTTCTTGGTCATCAAAAGATAATCCTACATCTACATAAGGTAAATTAGATCCGTCATTACTGAAAGTGGCTTGAACATTGATAGCTTTAGTATTTGATAGTCTGTAATCTCTATTTCTAAAAGTAGCTTTGCCGTCAGAAGATATAAAGAATTGTGCATTTTCTGCAGTTTCACACTCTTGTAAAGCCGTTAATACATTATCAGTAATAGACTGCGTTCCGACTTGTAATGTACCGGTTTGCACATCACGGCGGTCACTAGGAAAGCCAAAAGCGTCAAGTATCTTTGTCACTCTTGCAGAGGATAATTCATTAGTAAAAGTCATACCTAACCTTGTGCTGAGTCCCACTTCTGAAAATCCACTTAACCCTACACGAAATCCCCTACCCTGTATTGTGCTTTGTTGAAATAATCTAAATGCGTCTGTTGCAGAAATTTGTACTGTCGAATCGCTTCCATTGTCCGGATATTGCACTGGAATAGTATCTAAATAACCTTCAAATAAAGTATAATTAGTTGAATCGTAAACAGCTTTGACTCTTAATCTTTTAAGTGGTTGGATCTTAGTTTTACCAGCAGAGCTATCATAATAAGGGCTTGAAGTGTTAGTTGGATTAAACCTATTATCAGCATTTGATAATAAAATTGTGCATTGTCCAGCCGGAAATTGCCCAAGCTCGTTATTTCTACCTCTTTTAATATCAAAACTTCTTACAAAAGCAGAAATGTCTGTAAAACTTGGACTTGTGTCTAAAGGGTTGCTATCGAAAGCAATTTCTACTGTAAGTGTGACATTTGTATCAAACGCTACACTCATTACAAAATAACCTTTACGCCGTTCTTTTGTGCTCGTATTATTGCTTGTGCAGTTGCTTCTGGATCATTATTTTGTATATTAAATTCATTTTGTAAGTTTAGAATTGTTGTCACACCAGATCCGCTTCTTGAACCACCGGTAAACCTACTGTCATCTAATATTTTTTGTCTTGCAATTTCTTCAGCAGTCAAAGTGACAACTTTTGCTGTATCATCACTACCATTAGTTGATGAATCATTAGTCTTGTTGCCGTTTCCGGTAGGTGTAAAACCTCCTCCTGTAAAGCTTGGAATATTACCACCGCTAAATAAATTTTCAAAGAAGCTTTGTAGATTTGCTAATTCGCCACCAGCATTACCTACTAATTGTTTAAGGGCTTCTTCAAATACTCCAAGACTTTCGACATTTGCAATAGCGTCATCTAGTTCTTTCTTAGCAAGAGCTATCTCTAATAAATTCTCTGGTGTTTCAGCGATAGCATCGTTATATTCTTTTTGTGCTTCTGTTAATAGATCTTGTGTCTTAGTTAAATTTTCCTCAGCTTTTTCAACTTGTTGTAAAGCTCTTTCGTATTCTTGTTCTGCTCTAGTGCTTTCAGCAGTAGCTCCGGTCTTAGCGTTTTCTAATTCAATAAGTTTTTCTTTAGCTATTGCAAGTCTTAACTCTGTGACTGTTGTCTTTTCTTCAGTATCTTCTAATCTTTGGATCTCGGCATTTAATTGTGCAATTGCAAGTTTTTCTTTTAATGTGACTTTAGAAGCTTCTTCTCTAGCGTCTATCATTTTTTGCTCTGCCTTTTCAGCATCTTGTTGAGCTTTTTCTAGTTCGTTTTGAGCTTCTGTCACGTCTGCCTCTGCATCGCCAACGTCTGCTAATAAATCTTGTTGTTCTTTTTGAATATCCATTAATTTGTTATAAGCACTCATAACTTTATTCAATGCCGGTAGGGCTTTGTCTTGCATCGCTTTTGCTTTCTTAATTTCTTCTTCTGTTAATTCCTTAACTTCATCTGTGGTTTCTTCTACTGTCTTTTGATAAGTGCTAGTTTCTCTATCTAGTTCGTGTATATTATTAGCCATATCTCTTGCAACTGCTTCTGCGAAAGCCATTTCTTCAGCAGTTTTTTCCGACTGCATAGCAAGATCGCCTAAAGCGTCAGCAACATCTTCAGTATCTTTTTTGAAAATTTTGAATAGCCCACCTACCAAACCAAATGGCTTGAGAAGATCCGACATAACGTTGAAAAGCTTTTGGTTTTCTTCTTTGAACTTTTTAAATCCTTCAACAGCGTCAGCTATTCTATTAATAATATTTGTCGTACCTTTTATTAATTTAGTTAATGGCTCTGCGACTAAAGATCCTATTCTTATACCTAATTCCATAAAACTATTTTTCATAAGATCTAATTGTGCTCCTAGAGAATCCATTTGTTTATTTGCGACTTGGTCTGTTGTTCCTCCAGCATCAAGAAGATCTTTTTCATAAGCTCTTATTTCATCACCAGCACCACTTAAAATCTTTACGGCGTCTGCAACACCTCTGTTTAATCCAAGTTGGTCTAAAGTAGAAGCTTTTAATTCATCAGACATTGGTCCAAGAACACGATCTAGTTCTTCAACAATATCCGCAACGTTTTTCATATTGCCCTCAGTATCAAACATATTCAAACCTAGTTTTGCGAATTCTTCGCTATTTTTTGCGGTGGCTCTAGGTATATCTCTTAAAATCTGATTTAATTTTTCTCCAGCTTCAGCTCCTTTGACACCACGATCTGCTAATGCAGATAATACTGCAACTCCTTCTTCAATTGATTTGTTTGTGACTTTTAATGCCGATCCTGCCTTATTAGTTAAAGCTTCAGAAAATTGTTCAACAGAAGCGTTAGCCAAAGTATTAGCTTTTACTAAAACGTCTGTCACTCTAGTTAAATTATCTAAGTTGGTTTGTGCATCATCACTTGCTAGACCTAATGCACTCTGGGCGTCTGTTGCAAGATCTGTTGCTGTTGCCATATCGAACATACCGGCTTGTGCGAATTTTGCAACTTGTGGTAGAGCTTCAATAGATTGCTCAGCGTCTAAACCAGCCGAAGCTAGAAAGAAAAAAGCTTCAGCCGAATCTTCAGCTGATATTCTTGTTGTTCTTGATACTGCTAATGCAGTTTCTTCCATTTTTTGTTGTTGTGCGACTGTTGTGTCCATAATCGCCAACGATTGTGTCATAGCATCGTCAAAGCTTATAAATTGTCCAACCGCTTCTTGTAAACCTTTACCAATTGCAATTAAACCACCAGCAACTGCCCCTTTCATAAGACCGGACATTTTTCCTAGTTTACCGGTTGTGCCTCCAGCAGAATCGCCAAGACCTTTCATCTGGCTACTTGCTAATTCAGCACCTTTAGTGACTATCCTTATAAATATATCTGCGACTGCCATTATATTCTATTCTTTTTCTTCTTTGCCTCTGCTTCTGCTATTGCTTGGACTTTATCTCTTTCTTCTTTTTCCCAAAGATAAAATCCTATCCATTGTTGATATTCTAGCACGGACATCTTCTGTTGTAATTCGCCAACAGTTAAACCTAACTCTCTAGCTAATTTGAATTGGAATGCAAGATCGCTATTCTTCCGGAAATTCTTCGGCGTCTGTGCCGATACCTCCGAGTCCGTTTATCTCATTAAGCTTTACAAATATTAAATCAACAATAGTGCTTTCTTTTTGATAAAGAATATCAATAGCGTCATCATCTAATTTAGGATCTACAACACTTTCTTTTAATAAAGCTTTTTGATAATCAAAAGCGTCTTTATTATCGTCTTGCAATAATCTTCCTAATTTAACTTGAGTAGCTTTTGAGATACCACGCACCAAAATACTTTTATTCCATTGTGGAATAAAGACTTCTTCCTCTTGCACGTTTGGTAATGCAATTAGATCATCTAAAGACAACCTGTTTTTTTCACTCATTTTTACTCCTTTAGATTTAGTGTGTTCCTCTTGTGACTGCTCCGGAAACTTGTAGATCTGCTGAATAACCAACGACATCGCCAACTGGGGAGCTTAATGAGTAAGAAGTTAATATACACTCGCCTGTGTATTTAACCTTTCCACTCGCAGTTCCTTCTGGTGAATATTCAAAAGACAAAGTAGCACTTTGCCCAATGACTGCTCCAAGTATTGCATCTACAGTAGCGTCAAAAAGTCCACTCAACGAAATTGTCGCGTCCTTTAATCCTGCTATATAAGATTTATTACTTGAACCAAGAGTGCTTGTTTCAGCAACGTCTGCAGTTTCTGGAAAGTCAACATTATTAACAAAGCTTGAAATGTCTGTCAAAGATCCACCTGAATTATCAAGTTTAAAGACAGAGCTTTTTCCGTGAACAAATGCCATAATATTATCCTTTCTTAACCATTACGCCCAAAGCCAACTATTAATGCGAAACTAGGTGTAGATCCGCTAATCGTATAATTTACTCTGAGATACCTATTTATTGTTGTTCCACTTGCTACTTCGCTTATTTGTGCTCCAGCAGAAGTGAAATTTGTAAATGTGACTAAATCTACAAAAGTAGCGTCATTTGTAGAGTGCTGTATCTTTACTGTTGCAACCGGAGTAGATCCAGATACAGTTGTTGCAATTGCGAAAGCTCCTCCACCATTAGATGAAGACGCTGAATTATCAGTTGAAGTAGAATTACCTGTTGCGGTAATTGTTGCATTATCTAAAACTAATCCATTAAAAAAACCATTATCACTTTGCATATCAATAGAAGTTCCAACAACGTCGCCCACTGGCGAGGATTGTCCATAACTTGTCACAACTCCAGCTCCGAACATCACGCTTTTGCCGTCTGTTATGCCGTCTAGCCCAACAACAACATTAGTATTTGTAGAGCTTCCAAGAAACGGCTGAAGCACTGCATCGGCGGTAGCGTCAAATAGTCCCGCCATTGATAATGTTCCGTCCTTATCGCCAGAAATATAAGTTTTATTAGAATTACCAAATGCAGTTGTTTCCGCTACATCAGAAGTTCTATTAAAGTCTATTTGATTAAAATACTGTCCAAAATCATTATTATTGAAAAATACTTTAGTGTCTTTTCCGTGAACAAAAGCCATTTACTTTTTACCTCTACCTGTCCTTCTTCTTCTTCTACGCCTTGTGTTGCCACCTGAACGCCCCATACCATAGCCCATTATAACTCCTTTGATTTCTCTTGCTTGGTTTTGACCTTTTTAACTTCTTTTTTTAATTCTTTCACTGGATCTTTCTTACCAATAACGCCCATTTCAAGAAGCTCTTTCCAGTCCTTTTCTTTCAACTGTTCTTTACTAATAGGATCGCCCACTTCAAATCTTTCTTTCTCTGTGTCAAATCCTATTTTCACTATAAAATTCATTACGCTATTACCTCTATCATAAATTCAACTCCTAAGTAGTCGATGTTATTTACATTATACACGCCAACGTCTTTCGCCTCAACTACTCTCAAAGATTGACAAGCACCGCCTAATGTAGTATCACTTTCTATCTTTGCCTTTATACTTGAAGATCCGGTTGAAGCTAGGAAAGAGTCTAAGGTTTCTTGGCTATCTTGAGCATCAACTCTTGATACATAAATGAATACCGGTATCTCATAACGATCTGCCCCTCTTTGTATTGTTGTATCAAACTCAATAAGATCCACTACGCCTACAACTGCGGTTGGTGGCTCAATTGAATCCGGAACAAAGTTAGAAACAGTAATTGTTGTAATAGCAGTAAGATTAGATCCAATACCATTTCTAATAGAAGTTAAACTAGCCACGTATTTTACCTGCTTTCCATTTTGCTTCGATCATTTTCGTTGTTGATTGTAATAATAATGCCCTTTCTGCTTTTGTTTCTTTCATAGCTATTAAGAAAAATGGTACAAGCGGTGTTCCTTTCTTTCCAATAGATCTTTGAACAGCATAAGGATTAAGACCTTTTGCTTCACTCCAAGGTTTTAGTGCTTTAATTGGTGGGTAATGTGGAACAGATCTTGTGTATGGCTCTGTTAGTTTTAATCTTCCAGACTTTTTAGGATCGCCGTGAACATATTTTGCATAAGATCTACTTGAATAGATTTTAACGCTATGCGGTAATCTTCCTTTTGCTTTAATACGTTGAACGTGAATACTGCTTTTGAGAGATCCGCTAAACTCTGGTGCGTTATCTTTAGCACTATCTCTTAAAACTGCCCCTGTTGCTCTCATAAATTGCCTTATTGGTAAAGCAGTTAATCCAGCAAGATCTAATCTTCTTTTGAGTTTATCAACACCCTTTATCTCTACTTGTGTATTAGCCATTAAGTAAGTTCGCCAACAAGATTTAAGCGTCTAAAGTTCTTTAATAAAGACATAGCGTCTGGATCAAATTTATTAAACAACTCTATCGTTCCTGTTGTTTCGTTTCCAAATACGTTAAATGGTGTATCTTTTCTTTTAAATAATCTAAGTCCCTGTATTAAGGTTGCTTGTTTAATATCTTCCGGAATAATAGCGAATCCAAATTTAGCAGTGATTTGAACATTGTTAATAATATCCGGATCAAACCTTTCTGAGCTTCTTGTATTTAATATCCTTATCTCTGTGTAAGGCTCGTGTTCACCTGCTCCGCTTCCAAGCACTCTTGGATTTGTAGGCATTACGATAAAATCAGTGTCAATTGTCAGTGTCTTATCATAAGAGCCATTATCAGTAGTATCTAGTTTGACAATTAAGCCGGTAGTCGTACTTATGTCCGGTGTTTCAAGAAATAGATTACTCTTTGGTGTAAAAGTTTTTGCGTTAGCGGTAGCGTCTTGAAAAAAACGGCGACCACAAATACGATCTATTTGTCGTGAAGCTGATTGAATTGCATTAGAAATATTTGTATCTTGTCCAGATCCGGTAAGCCCTATGTAGTTTTTAAGATCGGCAGTAGATACATAACCGGCGTGTGACATTTACTTACTTATTTTCTTTAGGTGCTTTTGCTTTTGTAGATGCTTTGTTTAAACCCCACTCTTTAGCTTGGGCGTCAGTAATTTCTTGACCTTTTCTAGCCACTAATTTACCCTTTTTCCAACCCTTTGGAAGTTCATCGGCAGACTCTTTAACTTCGCCTGCTTCGTTCATCCAAGCATCTTTCTTAACTATAAACATATTTTCCTTTCCTAGATTATGCACACTCGAATTACTTGCGTAGCTCGAGTGCGACATAACCATAACAGATTTATAAACCTGTAATTGAACAGAAAGCACTTGCTCGATAGATCGGAAGACCTAGTCTTACTGTTGCTTTCATAACCATAATATCTTTTGTGAAGTTTGCATCGTGTGAATCAGACATAGCAATTTCCATACCCTGTCTTGCGACAATATGAATTGCTTGACCGCCACCGAATACACCAACAATTGCAGTTCCTGCTGGTCTTGTAGTATCTAATACTACTGGAAGTCCCCAAAGGGTTTGTCCAACTGCTCCACCAAATTGACCTGCTCCAATAAAGAGAGGTTGTGTTTGTGTGAATCCAGCTCCAGATGTTCCTGAAGTGTCGGCTACTTCTGTGACAACTTGATACCAGTCGCTTGGGTGCATTATTATTGCATCCGGATTTAAGAAGCTATCTTTTTGTATTTCTGTGATTGCTTCATAAATTTGACCTATTCTTTTTAGACCGCCGGAATATCCGCCATAAGCGAAAGTATTTATTCCAGTAGCATTAAGAATACCAGTCAAATTAGGTGCGACTCCGCCACCAGCTATAATTTGATCTGTCACTGCAAGATTAACCATAGTTCTTAATCTTGAGTCAAGATACCCTTGCACAGCAGAAACGTCTGCTAACAATTCTTCAGTCACTGGTAGGAAAGCACCAATTTTACGAATATTCTCTGTCTTTTCTGTGAAAGCCAAAGCGTTTTCGCCTAGTGCAGATCCCTCAGCAGTTGCTGATGAGTTATTAGTGAAAGTTGTTTCTTCAAGATACTTATATTGGTAAGTATCTGTTGTAATGGTATCAATTAAATCTAAGACTGTTTGCGGATCTCTAACTGCTGTAGGCACAACAAGATCGCTTCTTGTGACTGCAGGTGGATAACCGGTTTCTGTCAAAGTTGTTTTAAATTCCATTGAAGGATTGAATTTAAGCTCAGATGAAACATTTTTAATGCCGTCTTGCATAAAAGATTTGTAAGCTTTGGATTCGATTAATTCTTGTCCAAGTGTGCGTGGAGCTTCTTTGCTTTCGCCGTGAATAGCTTTAGGCTCTACTGCATTACCTTTTTCCAATTCAGATTCAATGTCAGCCTTTTCAGACTCGAACTTCTTTGCCTCTTTAATAGATTTAACAAGTTCAGACATCTTTTCATTTCTAGAATTCCACTCTTCTAATTTTTGAGCATCCATTTGTGCTGGATTTACTTCTTTAAATTCAGAAAGAGTATTTTCTCTAAGCTCGTGTAATTCAGCCTCCATAGTCTTTATATCAGCCATTATTACCTTTCTGTGACCTCAACAGATTCTGTTAAGATCTCTTGTGTTCTTTTCAATGTATCGTAAGCTTCAACGTTTTCTTCCACTTCAACTTCTACACTCGCTTGAGTAAGCATTTCATCTATATCGTTATAGACTTCTTGGATCTCATCAGCAAGTGTTGATAAAGCTTCTGTTGATTCTTTACTCAACATTTTGTTTTTCTGTAAGCGTAAGGCAGTAAGCTCCTTAGCCCTGTTTGTCACTGATACTAAAGCGTTAAGCACTTCAGCTATTTCATCAGTAAATCTTTTTCCCTTTTTGTCGGTTTGTTGAAGTTTAATTTCTTTTTCTTCTTCTTTATCCTCTTTAACAGCTAGGGTATAAGTTTCTTGATTAGCCCCAACCAATACCGGCGATACTTCCCATACTTTAAGATTTTTCAAATATCTTACATCAACTTCTGCTTCGCCGTCTTTCTTGAAAACACCATTTTCGCTGTCTAATACTTCGTAGCCAAAAGACCATTGTTGTAGATCGCCCATAGCTTTGACTGTGTTATAAGCTTCACGACCTCTTTCTGTGTCCATTATAAATTGACCTTTGAATACGGCTTTATCGTTATCTTGAACTATTTCGCCTCTACCGATAACGTCTTTCCAGTCGTGTCCCCAAACCATAGCAACACCTTTGTCGCCATATCCACTTTTAATTGATTTAGGTAATACAACATCGCCGTCTGAATCAACTGTATTAAATACAGAAAATACTGCCTCTACTTTGCCCTCAACTTCATCTGTGAAGATTGGATCTGTTATTGACTTCCACTCTTTATTCTTCATACTTTCCTTTTCTCGTGATAAATAACTGTGCACCGACAATTAACTATTTCTCCCGCTGGTGCTCCCTGTGAGCTATCAGCCGGATACTGCATATTATAGCCACCTACTTTGAAATTTGCACTTCTATTTACTCTTTGTCCGTCAGCAAGTAAATGTGTATCTCTAGTCACTCCGTCACGTCTAGCTAGCCACTCCTTTTCTAAATTCAAATTTAAGTTAGAGGCGACTTCATCTTGAGCCCATTGTGAAAGAGCTAATCCCTCAGTTCTTGCAATAGTTGATGCTCTTGCTAATCTTTTCTTGCCTAATGTATTACTTATTTGGCTTGTAATATAATCATTAAGTTGTTGTCCTCTTAATCCTAGTTTTTGTGCTTCCCCAAGCGATCTTCTTAGATCTCGACTTAATCTATCTCTAGTAGTCTTTGCTAAATCCGGTAAAGTTTCTTCAAGACGTTTATTTACAAAATCTATAGCATTTCTGTTATATCTATATTCTTGTATTGGTATCTGCGTACCTATCTGGGATCTCATTGGATAAAAACCCTCTGTTATAACTTCGTTTCTAGGTTTTCTTCTTCTTGCACGTCTTATTTGTTCTTCTTCTTTATCTGTAAACTTAAACTCATCTGGAAGCAATATTTCTACTTGGTTAAAAGCGAAATCTGTTGTCATAGATATATATAATTCATAAAGATCCGCAGACCATTTCTTAGTTGTATTATCAATTAAATTATTCAAAATAACTTCATTTCCTAATATTGTTAAAGGATTATTTTCTATGAAAGACTTAATTGCTCTATCTTGGTCTTTAAGTAATTTAAAATACTCTATTCCTAATGTAAGATCCCAATTGTTTAATAAGGTATCGTAATTTTTCCATAGTATTTGTTTTACTTCTTCACTTTCAAATCTTTTATTAGCTTCTTCATCTTCTATTTGTTTAAGTCTTGATTTCCTTACAATAAGCTCTAATGCACTATTTGCTTTTTCATCTCTAGTATTCATAGCTCGAACTAATTTATTAGCCCAAGATTGTCCAGCGTTTCCGCCCCATAAAGCCCACGCAATTCTTCCATTTGAAGGGTAGCCGTCTTCACCCTGCCTATATCCCTCAGCCCTTTTATCTACTTCGTGTCTTGGAAAATATCTAGCTATTTGCCTTACTTTGTTTGGTGTTGCTTGATTATTGTTTATTAAATATCTTGCAGTACCACGACCAACACTTGTCCCGCCTCTATCAAACTCGCCAACCCACTCTAAGCCACGTCTTGCTTCTTCTTTTACTCCACTTGGGATAGAAAAATTTAGATCATCGTATGGTGCTTTTATATTTTTCTTACTACTTAATGGGTGGTTTCTTGGAAGTAAATCTGTATCAAAGGCAGATCTTGGAAACTTCCCTGTGCGTAAAGCAGTTAAGAAAGCATTGACTCTAGCGTAAGCCCATTGATCCGCACTTCTTACATTACCTCTTACGCTTGATGGATTTGTTCTGTAAGCTCCAACGCCTCTTCTAAAAACTGCTTCAAGCATACGTAGTGTTGCTCTATATCTTGGATCTTTCGAATTATGTTCTTCGACTTTATCTCTTAAAACTCTTTCCACTCTTGCAGATACAGTTTGTTTTTCTTCCCTAAAATCAGCAATAAGTCTTAATTTAGATACAGGTTGAGTGACAGTTCTGTCCGTTTGTTCGTGTGAGCCGTCATCAAGTATTGCCCATACTCGCATATTCGCAGTTTCTTCTTCTCTGTTTATAGAAGTTATTACTCCGTGAACAGTACTCGGTGGATCTGGATCTTTTGGAATAGACCAGCTAACAGTATCTCCAACTGAGATGTCACTCAGTTTCGCCATTTTCGGCTAATCGCCTTTCGTACTCTTGATGTGTCGAACACGGCATATAAACAAGCTCGCCGTTTTCATCGTGTGTATGTGTACCACTACAACCTAGTTCTTCCGCTCTTTCTTCAGCTTCTTCAATGGTTGTAAATGTATCTTTAGAAACTTCTTCCTTTAGAAATAGATCTTCTTCGTATTGACTTTCGCCAAAGTAATGAATCTGTTGTAATCTTGCTTCTGCTAATTCCCTAGTTGGATAGCAACCGAATCTTCTAGTTTCATCTTCGTTATATACGCAGAACTCATTACCCTCTTTCTTAATTACCTTTTTGTTGTAAGATGATTGTTCTAAGACATCATCATCATTTTCAACCTGTTCTTCAGCCTCAACTTCTTCGCTTACTTCTGTATCAGCAATTAAGTTAGCCGGAGTTGGTATTACGTTATTTGGAATATAATAAACATCTTGTTCTTCATTTGTTGGTAATCCAACTTGCTTTCTTGCTTCAGCAACTGAGATCCAACCATTACGAACACCAATGTTTAATCTTTTATACATAAGTTCTTCATCGTCTTGTAAAGCTCTTACTTGTGAGAAATCGTATTCTGCTTTTGTGATTGAATTGCTTTGATAATCTGGTACAAGTAGTTGTTGTGTTAATTCTGCTCCAACCATACGCCACATAGGTATTAATTTATTTTCTGTAAAGTATTCCCTTAATACTTTTGCATTTGCGTAAGTTGCTCTTTCTAAACCAGCACCTAATCCTGCTAAAATTGCTGGCACACCAAGTACAGCGGAAACCCTTTCCTCTGGTATTCTTCTTAATGTTCCAATATCTAATTCAGTAGGGCTAAAAGACATTTTTTCTACACTCATTGTTCCAGACATAACAAGCGGTTGTCCTCTTTTAGCACCGCCAACTTTCTGTTGATAGGTTTTTGCGATCTGTTCTCCTTCTTCAGCCGTCAATCCAAAATCATCTCTTGGGCTAATCATTACACTTGGAACACCCATATTGGATAGTAAAGCAGTTGCAAGTTGTCCAGCTGATTCATCGCCAAAGATTTCTCTTAAAACAGTCATAAGTGGTGCATAACCTTTCTTATGGTTGGTAGGATCTAGCCCTAATCTCATATGTATCATTTCACTTGGATCTATATCCATCTCTGTATTTTCTAAGGTGTATGTATATTTAGTAATTAATTTATCGTCTGTGCCTTTTGGTGTCACACGATCCGGTATTAATGGATATAAAGCTGTCACTTGCCCTACATTGTTTCTTTCTTTCAATAAATATCCGTCGCCGTAAACGTGCATTGAGTTCATAAGGTATTGTTGTACTACATCGCCAGACATATAAGGATTCGGTCTAGCCATTAAGATTTCAAGTGGGTGGTTTGGTATCTGTATTTCTTCGCCGTCATCATTTACAGATTTAACTATTAAATTAGCTTCGGAAAATGATACGCCTAAAACTTGTAAACACGCCGTCACAGCAGAATTAGATTGTCCATTACCTAGATCTTTTAAGTCGAAATTACCAGCTGATGAATTATACCCATATACAAAAGAACTAGGTTGAACTGGATCTTCTCTAAAAAAATTAATTCTTTTAGAACGCTGATCGCTAAACCTAGTATTACCGAATACTATTTCTCTAAAACTTCTTCTTTCAGCCATTAATACGCCCTGTACTCTTTTCTGCTTGCAACTTGTGTCACTATATAAGCTAATGCATCAACTTGGTCATCGTGTTCTCCAGCCGGAAATTGTAATAACTCTCGTTCTAAGTTAGCATACCACACTTTTTGTCTAGGAAAGTAGATTTTACCGGCTTCCATTTTAGCAGAAAGAGGATAAGCTCGTGCAACTTTATCACGATCTGCTCGAAGTTCTTTTATAGGTAATCCAGATCTTCTTGCGAGTTGTACCATAGCTAATTGATAACCTGTTTTTTCTATACCAATAAAACTTGGTTTGTAATTATCATAAATATTTTGCAACACTGGAATAAGATCCGGTGCTTCGATACGATCCCTTATGACGTCTTCTACAAAAATATCATTATCTTTTGAAATAGTTGCAGTGCATATTACTGTATAGTCGGCGGTTTCTTTCGTACTAACTGCTAAATCTACTGTTGTTATTTTGTATGTATCATCTTCGTATATTTGTTTATCATCAAAACGTAATACTCGCCTATCTATATAATTACCAATCTTATCAAACTCTGTCACAACAGCGTCTTTGTAATACTTAAAATATTGGGGCTTAATTAATCCCCCTGTTGCTTCAATAAATTGTGCTTCGTATTCTTGTGAATATAAGAAAGATCCAACTTCTTCCTTAGCAATATCTAGTTCAGATTTAGGCACAAGTGGATTTGAACTTGTTGGAAGTGTCCAAGTCGCCCAACCCTCTCTGCTTTGTGCGTCTTCAAATAATCTTTGAAACCAATTATAACCTTTAGGCGTACTGATGAATAAAGCAGATCCCATACGATCCGATAAAGTTGGTCTTAAAACTTCAGTCCAAGTTTGTTCTTTAATAAAAGCACACTCATCAAGCACAATGAAATCTAAACCAGCTCCTCGTAATCTGTCTGGATTATCTGCCGACCTTACACTTACCATACCGCCGTTTGGAGTTATTAAAGTTCTTTCCGCTTCTTTTACTACAACACCATACTCAGAAGCCATTTGTCGTAGTTCACGCCAACCCTCAAGAGCCATAGTATAAGTTGGTGCTACCCACCAAGCACGTTTTCCTTGTAAAGCGTAAGCCATACAAAGCCAACATCCCAACAAAGTTTTACCCCAACGCCTTCCGGCAGATAAAACCTTAAACCTAGATTTATCACTTACGATCTCTAATTGTTTTGCGTGTAGCTCCGGTAAATATATTTCTCGTTTATTTGTTGCGGTTGCCATACAACTCTAAGAATAGCACCCAAACATCATAAATGTCTTGCGGTATTGCTACAACAACAAAAGTTGGTACTTGTATAATAAGTTCATCAAACTCAATATTATTAAAATCTTCATCTAGTCCAATTCTGTTGGACATCATTATTTCTAAAAATTGTTCGTTAATTTCTTCATCGCCCATTTAATTATTATAAGCGAAAGATTAGATTAATTCAGCTTTACTGTTTGCTATCTCGAATCCACAATACAAACACTCAACACTTTCCCAATATAAGTGCGTGACTTCCATTAATCTATCACAATATGGACACATAAATTTATATGTTGGTCTTTTAAACAATAAGCTTTGATATTTTATTCTTCTTCTTCTGCGATCTCTTGCTTCTCTAACCAGCTTATATGCACTCTTGATCCGTCTTGTAAAATAATCCAACTCATTTATCCTTATCTTCTAATTCTTCGTCCAAGTCATCTAATATTATTTCATCTTTCCAATATGTCATATTTTACCTTTACCAATGAGCCACCAAGCTAAATAATTAATTGCTATTATAAATCCTATTACAAAAATCGTGTCCATTATTCCTCCAATACTTCCGGATAACACGGCTCGCAATAATGTTTATCATTTATTAATCCACCGCCGTTATGCGTATGTGAATAGTTTTGACACCTATTACATATAATCCAACCGCCCATTATTCCTCCTCTGTTTTAGCGGACACACCGGTCACGCTATTATCTGGTAATTCTAAAACCTTTCCTGTACTAAATTTTAATATAATTGCTTCATCTGTTTGTGTATCTAAATTTGCTTCTCTACCAAATTCTTTGGGGCGTAATTTCTCTACCAACCACGTCGAAGCTTGTAGAGATCCACCCTGTGAAGCCATATTTATTTGACCTAACGCTCTTAATACTGGTGTCACTTGTGCTTGTTCTATCTCTGCGAAATCATCTTTATATGGTTGTTGTCCCTTTTCAGCCTTATCTTTCCAACGGCGATAAGATCTAGGGCTTATACCAGCATAAATACAAGCATCTTTAATAATTGCACCTGCACTAAAAGCCTCTAGAAGTCTTTTCTTCACATTTGGATCATTTAATTTATAATTTTTAATACTCACGAACTACCTATTTCTAAATAACAACTATCGCAGTGGTGTAAATCTGCTTCCACTCCACAATCACTACACATTAGAACTTTCTATTTAAGTCATTAATTGTTGCTAAATGTATTTCAACAATTGACTGAATCGCAGTTTTTTCTCTTTTTGTTAGTTTGCTTGAAATTTCATTGAGTATTTTATGATAACTTTGACTTTGGAATTGTAAGGGTGTTTGTAAATATAGCTTTAAAAACCAAAAATATTTAACTCTTGGATCCTTTTCCACCGCAGTTCTAGTTTCATCAGATAGTTGATTTAAGATACTCATAATTTGAAACTCGGTTTATTACGAAGCTTTTTTCTATGCTTCCTAAACATTTTTACGATCTGCAATTCAATATCATCTAAATCACTTTCTTTGAAATCGTAGTTTTGTTTATTACCTAAATTTGCAATTAAGTCTAATTGTTTATCTAGTTTGCCTAATCTTGATACTTTAAGCCGTTTAAACTTCTCGGCTTTACTTTCTTGCATTATCCATACCAACTTTCATATTGTTCTTCGCCATCCCATAAATAAGCATACTCAAAAGATGATAGTTTTATATATGGTCTATCTGTATCTTTCCCCAGAATCCTTTTGACTTTTCCAACTTTAGTGTCCATTTTAGTAAAAAATAACCAATGTTTTACCACCGCTAGATCTGGCATAGTGAAGTGCGACATAGCCGAATAACCCTCTTTTGTTGTGACCTTTGTAGGCATTTTTAATACTTTTGCTGATTTCTTACTCGGTGTTAATCCAATAACGAAATAAAAATCAATATTAGTTTGCTCATAGCCCCAAGAACAACAAAGAATAGATCCCAATGTAATATGTTTTTGGTTTTTATATAATTCAGCAGTAATTGGTACTCCTTTGATACCAAATTCTGTTGCAACTTCCTTTACTTTAGCTTCGTCCATTTTTTTCCTTTCTTATCTCGACCACAATAAATCTACAAAGAAGCCGAGATTACTTTTCCTAATTGCTTCAACTGATTCATAGCCACAAGCAATTAACATACTTCCAGCTCCAGCTGTGCTATTCTTTTCGCCACGATTTAAGAAAGATACACGACCTTTCATAAATACAAGTGCGTCTGCTTTAACAACAATATCGTGAAACCACTTTGTATCAGTTCTTGCGAATACTAAAGCAACTCCATTGTCGTGATCTACAAATTTTTGTAGCCATTGTGCAGTATTTCTTCCATAAGGCGGATTACACCACACTCTACCTTTCCACTCTTGTTGTAAGCCGTCTTGCCATTTAGTGAAATATCTTTTTGCTGGAATCCAACTTACTCCACCAACTGGCGAAGCAACATCAATATCAAATTCGAGATCTAGTGCTTCAAATATATAAGGCGGTGTCCACCAATCAACCGACTTAATATGGTCTTGACCTTTTTGTGCGTCGAAAAACGCTTTAAATTGTTTATCAGTCACTATCTACAAAAGTGATAGAATCATTTAAAGGGTGTTTATCAGAAACAACCTTTATTTGATTACACTGAAGCCCTAAATGAAAAATTTGAAATGTTAATCCAACAATTTCATCTAAGTCTTTTGAATAAATATATTCAGTAGCGTGTTCAACAACATTTTCTTTTGTTATCTTTTCATCGCCTAACGGCATAAAGTTAATTGTTGGTGAAACAATTTCCTCGCCGTCGTGTTTAAATTTATAAACACCAGTAAATTCACTCACTGCTTCCTCCTTTTAATTTTCTTTCTAAGTTAAATACAAGTTCGTAATCAGCATCCAATGGTGTTTGATTATTAAATATGTAGTGTTTTCTTTTAAGTTTAAATCCAACTCTTTGTAATTCTATTTTACTAAGCGATCCATCTTGATTTCTAACAACAAAATGAATATCAGTTTGACTTAAAAGCTTATTTAATTTTTCAAGATTTTTTTGTGTACCAGATTTCATAAACCTAAGACAACCCTTTCT